ATGATGTGCCTGGGTTGTATGACGCTTTTGGTAGCGATACCTTTGACGAACTCTATACTCGATACGAATCAGACGAATCGATCTCAAGAAGTACCATTGGTGCACAAGAGTTAATTCTAGATCTCCTTAAAGAGAGAGCAGAGACTGGTCGTATTTACATTATGAATATCGATCATTGTAATAGTCACAGTTCATTCAAAGATAAAGTTAGCATGAGTAATCTCTGTCAGGAGATCACTCTACCTACAGATCCTATTCAACATATTGATGGTGGTGGTGAGATAGCACTGTGTATTTTATCTGCTGTTAACGTGGGTAAACTACGTAACTTAGAGGAGATGGAAGAGCTTTGTGACCTATCTGTACGAGCTCTAGAAGAATTGATTGATTATCAGAAGTATCCAGTAGAAGCAGCACGTAAGAGCACCCTTGCTAGACGTTCTCTTGGTATAGGATACATTGGTTTAGCACATTATCTTGCTAAGAATGATGTTAAGTATGAAGATCCAGAAGCATGGAAATTAGTTCATGAATTGACTGAAGCATTCCAATACAATTTACTCAAAGCATCTAATAAGATTGCTGAAGAGAAAGGATCTTGTGATGGATTCAATCAAACCAAGTACTCTGATGGATTCTTACCCATTGATACTTACAAGAAAGATGTAGATGAAATTGTACCTAACAAACTTAACTATGACTGGGAAGAACTTAGAGAGTCTATCAGAATTCACGGACTCAGACATAGCACTCTATCGGCACAGATGCCTTCAGAGTCCTCATCGGTTGTCTCTAATGCTACAAATGGTATTGAACCACCCAGAGATTATATCTCAACGAAGAAGTCTAAGAAGGGACCTCTCAAACAGATCGTACCTAACATTGCCACCCTTAAGAATAATTACACGCTCCTTTGGGATATGCCTTCTAATGCTGGTTATATTAATATAGTAGCAGTGATGCAGAAATTCTTTGATCAGGCAATCAGTGGTAACTGGAGTTATAATCCGCAACAGTTTGAGAACAATGAGGTTCCTACCTCAGTGATGGCTCAAGATTTGTTAACCACTTACAAATATGGTTGGAAGACATCTTACTACCAGAATACATATGATAGTAAAACAGATGAGGTTGATCTAGATTCTAGTAAAGAATCAGTTCAAAATCTTCTAGACGACATATTTGCTACCGAGGAGGAAGACTGTGATAGCTGCAAAATCTGATGGAATTACTGGTATGACGGTCTTTAATACAACGAAGGTTGATACCTCTAAACAACAGATGTTTTTTGGTCCTCCACTTGGAGTTCAGAGATATGATAAGTTTAAGTATCCTATCTTCGACAAGTTAACACAGACACAACTAGGATTCTTCTGGAGACCAGAAGAAGTATCTTTACAGAAAGATAGAGCAGATTATCAGACGTTAAATGCAGCACAGAAACACATATTTACCAGCAATCTTAAGTACCAAATCCTCTTGGACAGTGTACAAGGTCGTGCACCTGGTATGGCTTTCATGCCTTACTGTTCACTACCTGAGCTTGAAGGTTGTATGAATATATGGCAGACTATGGAGATGATTCATAGTAGGTCTTATACTCACATCATTAAGAATGTATACCCTGACCCATCAGAGGTCTTTGATACTATACTAGATGATGAGAAGATACTAGCACGTGCTGAGTCAGTCACTAAAGCATACGATGAGTTCATCAATTATGCACAGGAGTACGGTCAGAGTACTGCTTGGAAAGATGGTATGAGAGATCATCCTAATTCTGAATGGACACGTAAAGATTTAAAAAGACATCTCTATAGGGCAGTTGCTAATGTATACATTCTTGAAGGTATTCGCTTTTATGTCTCTTTCGCTTGCAGCTTTGCCTTTGGTGAGCTCAAGTTACTTGAGGGATCAGCCAAGATCATCTCTCTTATTGCTAGAGACGAGTCACAACACATGGGAGTCACCAACAATATACTAAACAAGTGGAATGAGGGTGATGATCCAGAGATGGTAGAGATTGCTAAGGAAGAAGAGGAGAATGTTTATAAGATGTTTAGAGAATGTGTTCAAGAAGAGAAGGAGTGGGCAGAGTATTTGTTTAAGGATGGTAGCATAATTGGACTTAATGATGTATTATTACAGAAGTATGTTGAGTGGACTGCTAACCGTAGGTTGAAATCTATGGGGTTAAAACCTATATACGATACACCGCTAGCCAATAATCCACTACCTTGGACTGCACACTGGTTAACCTCTAAGGGGTTGCAAGTAGCACCACAGGAAACAGAGGTTGAAAGCTATATGATAGGGAGTATAAAACAAGATGTTAAGAAAGATACTTTCGCTGATTTCAAATTATGATTCAAAGTACAGAACCCGAACCACGAGACGAGTCGTGGAGAGAAGAATACCTCGGTATGAAAGCTCACGGCAAACTGAACACAGAATTGCTGATGAATGGACCGAAGAGTCTTGCTCAGAGTTGGTTGATGCAAGCGATGCACAACGACTGGAGGAAGAAGAAGGGTATTACGACCCCAGAACCACCCAACTGCCAGTCGAGCCTGAAGGAGTTCTTCCAACAACAGAAAGACCAAGGAATTTAATACCCGATCCGTGGGAAAATCATTATGACGATCAAATTGAGAAAAGAGAGGGTTGAAAACCTCAATAATTATGGCGAAAAATATGACCTAATATACATCGACCCTCCCTTCGGTCTCGATAGGGAGTTCTTCATGTTTGAACAAGACAAGAAGGTCTCCTTTGACGACAAGTGGGAGTCAACTGATGCCTATATTGAGTGGTATGCTACTGTAATACAGGACTGTTATGCAGCACTGAAACCAAACGGTTGGTTGTACTGCCACAATAACTTTGATAGTAATGCACTGGTACTAGGTGACCTTACTAAAGAGGTTAGAGGTAAGTTTTACACCAATATATCATGGAAGAGGTCAGGTCCAAAGAATAATATCAAGAAGGGATGGGGCAACATCGTTGATTCTATCATGACTTTCCGTAAAGGTGACCCATATTTTGATGTACAGTACCAACCACTAGATCCTACCTATGAAGCCAACTCATTTAAGAATAAGGATGAGAAAGGTTTCTATGCACTAGGCAAACTGACTGGTGAGAAGTCAAGACCAGGTCATAAGTATCAATATAAGATGTATGATCCTGAGTATGGGTGGAGATTTGACTTTGATAAGACTAAAGAGCTTGATGCTCAAGGTCTGATTCATTATGGTAACAACCTACCATACAAGAAGATCTATCTATCTGAGTCTAAGGGGTCTCCTATCCAGAATTTCTGGGATGATATACATTTCATTTCTAGATCAGAGAAGAATAAGCGTAAGTATCCTACCCAGAAACCCGTAAAGTTGTTGGAGAGGATCATCAAGTCATCATGTCCTAAAGATGGGACAGTTTTTGACCCCTTTTGTGGGTCTGGAACCACTGCTGTAGCAGCATTTAATCTTGATCGTGACTGTACTGTCTGTGATGTTAGTGATGATGCTCTGAAGATAGCACAAGCTGCACTAGTCGAGTGTGGTGCTCATACAGAGGAGAGGTTGGTAGGATAAATATGGCTAGAGATATAAAAATTATGAAATGGCTGAAGAGGGAGTTTATGAAAACCCCTGGATATATGAGGGTGAACCTTTTACTACTGAGCACATTGGCGACCAGTTCGGTTTTGTCTACAGGATTACTAATATCCAGAACGGTAAGCAATACATCGGACGTAAATACTTTTGGTCCAAACGTAAACCTAGAGGTGGTAAGAGAAGGGTTACGTCTGAGAGTGACTGGAAGAAGTACTACGGAAGCTCTGATGAACTTAAAGGAGATAGAAAGTTACTTGGGAACGACCTATTCAAGAGAGAAATCTTATCCACCCATCCCACCAAGGGAAAGGTAAATTACGAGGAAACAAAACAATTGTTTCTTAATAATGTCTTGCAAGAGACATTGGCTGATGGAACACCAGCATATTATAACAGTAACATACTAGGACGCTACTACAAAAAAGACTATGCCTAAAATTGACGCACGAATTGTAAAGAAAGAGACTCCAATCTTTACTACTATAGTTGATAATTATGAATCAATCAACACCCATGTAAGGAAGCACATACTCGATCTGAAGAAGCAACATCCTGAAGGGGTTGAGAGTAATGTTAGAGCATGGAGGAGTCATTGGTTTACTCATAAAGTAACAGGTGTATTTAATCCTCTAGTGGAATTAATGACTTCAGCTGTTGATTTTGTTAGTGATCAGTTTTACAATGATGAACATGCTAAGTTTGAAGCCTTTAACTTTTGGGTGATGGACTATCAAGATGGTGATGAGACTCTTAATCATTGCCATTTTCCTTCTTCTTTTTCAGCTGTTTATTATGTTGATGTGGAACCAAATTGTGCACCCCTAATCGTTGAGACTGAGACTATACAACCTGAGAATGGTATGTTAGTTATATTTCCTGGTCATCTAGATCATTCAGTACCAAAGACTAAGGGTAGAAGGATATGTGCTTCTGGTAATTTCCATTTAAAACCTGTTGATATATACGAGAAACCCCCAGAAGGTGCAGAGGATAAGTTTAAAAGTACAGGTTTTAGACAAAAAATAGCTGCATCTAATGATGATGATTTTTACAATAGACAGAGAAATCCCATAGGATTTAAGTCATGATTAATCTTGATGAAAAGTTTCATAACTATCTGGAACATGGAGGTAAGACCTTCAGAATTGATGGTGTTGATGAGACCCTTAAGGGGTATGGATACCATTGTGATGGAAACGACATAGTGGGTTACTACGTAACGACAACTAACTATAAATTGTACTATAATCTGAATGAACAGTTCCTAAAGATGGAATCTTTAAACGAATGAAATTATTTTTAGACACAGCGATAACGGATGAAGTCCGTAAACATTTTAAGACTGGTTTGATTGATGGTTTAACTACTAACCCATCATTGATCAGAAAGAGTGGTAGAAACCACGAAGAAGTCTATCAGGAGATCAAAGAGATTGGTCTTACCGACATCAGTATGGAAGTCATTGGTAGTAAAGAGAATATGGTCTCTGAAGGCAAGAGACTAGCGAAGAAATTCCCTAAGTGTGCTACTATTAAAGTACCTTGCACACCAGATGGATTACAAGCTTGCAAAGAACTTTCTGAGAATAATATAAGAGTCAATGTTACTCTTATTTTCTCTCCATCACAGGCAATTCTTGCTGCTAAAGCAGGTGCTGCATACGTTTCACCGTTTGTAGGTCGTGTGGATGATAATTCTTTCGGTGGATTGTGTCTTATTAAGGACATTGCTAACGTATTTGAGAAGCAATCATGGGATTCTACACAAATATTAGCCGCATCTATTAGAGGTGTGAGAGATGTAGGTAGAGCGTTTGAATATGGTGCTCACATCTGTACTATACCAGTGAAAGTCTTTGAAGGAATGTACAAACACATCCTTACAGATAAGGGATTAGATATCTTCGATAAGGATTATGCTGCCTCAATTGAGGGTCAAGCTATCCTAAATAGTCCGTAATAAAGACCAACTAGGAATGATCTTTACCATATATTCAAAGCCTGGATGCTCATACTGCCAGAAGTTTAAGGCAGTATGTGAGCTTTCAAACTTAGAACATGTTGTGTATGAGTTAGACACTGACTTTACATCGGAACAATTCTATAAAACCTTTGGAGAAGGTTCTACCTTCCCACAAGTACAGTTAGATAAAAATGAGGAAAGAGTACATCTTGGTGGATGCAAGGACTCTATTACATACATGAAAAACAACGAGATTTGCTGCTTAGTATGATTGAAATTACACATGCAGAATTTGAAAAAGATTACGATAACTACTTAACAAAAATTGAAGAAGGAGAACAGTTTCTAATTAGACTACCTAGTGGTCGTTTGATTGCTGCTGTACCTCAGTCTGCTGTTGGTAGCTCTGAGTACATACATCCTTGGGATAAATATAATGAATCTGTGGAAGAACTACAAGAAAACGCTGGATGATATATTCCCTGAGTTCAAGTTTGAATCTCGGTGGTGTAACTGGTGCAATAAAGATGATCTGAACATGACGGCAGATAATTATACTGCACCACATTTTATCAAGTCTAGACGGGTGGATATCAGGAGTGATAAGACTGATATCTATAACAATGTAATGTATCCTAAGACAGGGAGTAATCTTCCCTGCTTTGGGATGGATCTCATGGGGTTCTTTCACAAGAAAGTTATCATCGTATTCGATTTCCAGCATCCAGTAGAGAACTATGTACTAAACGTACCCCCTCTACCTAAGGCTGATAAGACTTATAGATTCTTCGAGATGGGTAACCACTTCTCGGAGAATATTTTTGTGCGATATTGTAACATGGATAGTGTTGATACATATTTACCAACATTCAGGTACTATTTGACCCTCTATAGAGAGATGATAGACCAGGCACAACCTACTGGTGAGGACACCACACAATATAAAGATTTTGATTCATACATGAAGAGATTAGATCCTATATTAGGATACCTTAGTGGTAATTTTGGTAAAGAGAATGCTAATAGAATGATGGATGAGTACTTCTTTCCTTATGCACAATGAAAACAGATGAAGTAATGGGACATCCACTATGGATGCTACCAGTCATGTTACTAGCAGTACTATTATTGATAGAGGGTCTTCACACCTCTGCTCACTTACATCAAGAGATTGATGTACATGGTATCTGTAGGCAGAATAAGGAGTATATTGAGAGTAAAGAGGACAGTTACTAAACTGACACAGTGGTGGACACAGTGCCCATCTATATGCTATACTACTTGTAGTTATTAAAAGACCAGTGTTCATTTACAAGCTTTTAGAGTTCGCTGAAGCAGCAATGATTGCCTCAACACTCTCTGTGGGTTTGGTGGCTACTGGTACTGCTGCTATCAAAGGCACAGAACCACCAGACTTTAGTGCATTTGTGGTTGCAATTCAACCACCATATGAGTCTGATGATAAGAGAATATATCCTGAGATATTAAAAGAAATAGTTTCAGAAGATGAAGCGTTGCAAGACTAAACACCTTGTGCTATAATACATACCATAACCAAGATACTATACTATGTCCTGTTCAAAAATTCGTAAGCATCTGGAAGCTGCTGAAGCAGAGGTTAGACATGCTCTGACTGCTTCGTTAGAAAATAAGCATGAAGAGAACCTTACACTACTGGTTGATACACTTAATAATATTAAGGAGTTGCTAGTTACTACACCTATTCGTGGTGTTGATAATGTAACTGAGCACTACAGAAGGAATGCGGAGCACAACTTTACTGTACCAGATCCTGATGGTGGTGTTAATACAGTTGATGGTTATAAGTTTAGTTTAGAGTCTGATATTAATCTAGAGACTGGTGGATATAAAGTTCCAGCAGATATATTACAGTTCCCTACAACTATACCTGGTGCTGATATTAAGATTGATACTACTGAGGGAGATAATATAACTTTCACTGGTGGTGATTACAGTGCATGTAATAATGCATCATGGGATTACAATTTAAGTGGGGTTACTGTAGGAGACATTGATCTTAGTGGTAACTTAGACTTTACTACCAATGATATACATTACACTGATAATGTTGTTAGTCTAGGTGATACCAGAGTCGGTAAAGACTTAGATAAGTTAGATGATGTTGTTGATAAGAATAAACAAGACGGTGAATAATAAACAACCCCCCTTCGAGGGGGTTTTTTAATGTCTAAATATATAAGATAGTACTATGGCTACGGTATGTCTAGAGCAAGAGTTGATCAAATAGTCAATCAGTTAGGAACTGGATCGGTTGAATTCCCAGAGGGTTTACAAGTTTCTGCTGGAAAAACATTAAGGATTGGTGGACCTGTAGAAGCTTATGGAGGCACTACAGGAACTGCTGGTCAAATTTTAAAAGCTGGGAACAACTCAGAACTGGTATGGGGTGATAGTGATAGCGTAACTCTTGCTGCTGGTGATGGACCTAATGCAAATCAAAAGGTTATTAACCTTACACAAAGTGGTGTTGCTGGACAGCAACAGATAGTATTCAGAGCTGGTAGTAATGTAACTCTTACTCGTAGTGTTGATGAAATTATAATTGATTCAGCATTTGTTAATGATAACACCGTTACTAGACTTCAAGCTAGTGGCGGTACTTTAGTATCTGGTGATATAGTTTTCACAGGAGTTGATGCTACAACAGTAGCACAGACTGGTCAAACAATTCAGATAGGATCTACTGATACAACATACACTGCTGGAACAGGTATAACACTTAGTGATCTACAGTTTTCTATAGCACAGGAAATAGAAACTACATCTACACCTACCTTTGCTGCTCTAACATTAACAGGTAATATTGGTGCAGTAGATGGAACCTTTAGTGGTAATGTTTCAGGTACTTGGACTGGTGGTACTATACCTATTGATAAGGGTGGTACTGGTAATACTACAGCATCATCAGCATTCTTAGGACTTGCTCCTTCCGTTGGTGCTCATACTAATAGATTCCTAAAGACAGATGGTAGTAATATATTCTGGTCAGATCTACCTGCGAGTGGTGGATTTACTCCAAAAACATATGATTTAACTGGTGAAGCTGGTGGATCAACAAACACAGCTAAGATAAGACTGACTGATAATGATGGTATAACTGATGATATAACTTTAGTTGGACAGAATGATATTACAATCACACGTTCTGGTAATACTATAAATTTTGGTTCCAGTTTCACTGATAATAACGATAACGACTATGTAGATACTGCTACTCTTACTGGTACAAATTTAGTTATAGGTAGGACAGGAGCACTAGCAGACCTTACAGTTGATCTATCATCACTCGGTGGTGGAGGTGGTGGAAGTGATACTGATAGCACCTATGATTTAGATACACAGACTACCTCTGGTGGTGCTTCTATTAGATTGATACCTGGTGGTGATGCTCTTGGGGATCCTGTAAAGGAAGCAAAGATAATTGCTGGTGCTAACGCAACAGTTACCAGAGAAACTAATGGTAACATTACTATAGCTGCTACAGATACAGACACTGATACTATCACACGGTTGAGAATAACTGGACCAGGAACTACAGGAGGAGCATATGCTTCTGGTGATATATCATTCCAAGCTAGTGGATCCACTACAATGGTTCAGTCTGGTAATATCATTGCTATCAGTTCTGATAATAGTAATAGTTATGTTGATAACGCATACTATAATGCTATAAGTGGAGCACTAACTATAGAAAGAACTGATTCGTTACAGGATATTAATGTTCCTGTATCTAATCTACAAGCGTATCTTGATACTAGGTACGTTACATCTGGTGGTCTTGCTGATGCTAAGATCACTTCTGCTAACTGGAGTGCTAATAGTGGTAACCTTACTCTTACTCCTAATGATGGAACTGGATCTATAGTAGTCAACCTTGACGGACGTTACATAACAAGTGCAGGTGATAATAATTATGTTACTAGTGGTTCATTCCCTCTCGCTACTAGCAATCCACCAGGATATCATATATCAAGACCAATATTGAGATTGGGTAGGAACGATAATATTAATGTAGATATTGAAACAGAATCTTTATATGATTATCTTGATACATTGTATGCACCAATCACTGCTAGTGATACTAGAGTAGATAATTTCTCCTTTACTAACGGTGAATTAATGTTGTCTGTTAGTAATGGAGATAGTTATCAATATGATCTTGATGATAGGTATGTAACACATCAAGATTATCCACAGTCTGCTACTTTTAATACTAGTAGTGGTGTACTATCAATCTTAATGAGTATAGAAGGTAGTGATGGTACTCAAAATCCAGATATTACTGTTGATTTAGATGGTAGGTATAAACTTGATACTGCTCAAGATGTAGCAATTACTTCACTACAATGGGATAGTGGTGCTGGTAACATAAAAGCTTTTAAGAGTGATAGCACTCAAACTCCAAACTGTAATCTTGATGGTAGGTATATTGATGATGTCTTCTTTACCTCTGGTACATTTACTTTCCAAAGAACTGGTGGAACTGATAAAACAGTAAGTCTTCCTGCAGGTAGGATTGATATTCCTACTGGTACTGTTATGTTGTTTGCACAAGGTTCAGCACCTGTTGGTTGGGTTAAGAATACAGGACATAACAACAAAGCACTTAGAGTTGTAAGTGGAGGTGGTGGTGGATCAGGTGGTAATAGGGCATTTACTACTGCTTTTGCTGATGCACAATCTACAGGAGGTAGTGTAGATTCTTCAGGACTTACTGTTAGTGGTAATGTATTGTCCAGCTTTAATAATACCTCTGGAAATCTCGCTCTAGATCTAGCAATTAATGGTGAACCATCTAAGACTTGGGGATCTCCTGGTAATGCTTCTGTTTCTATGGGTATTAGTGGTAGTCCTAATGTAAGCATGGGTAACATCTCAATTAATGCTGGAAACTTTGTTGCAAATGCTGGTAACTTATATGCTAGATCTCATGCTATTAGTAACGCTCAGATGCCTTGGCATGGACATAATTATATTGAAGGAAGATATCAAAGAAGAGGAAATGCTACTGATGATGGTAGAGCAAATGTTATATCCACTCAAGTGATGGTCTCAACTGCTGGTTCTGGTGGAGGTAGTGGTCATGGACATTACTTAGATGGATATGGTAATGTCTCTGGTACTGCAGGTATTAGTGGATCTATGGATGCAGGTGCTGGAGATCTTTCTGCTACTGGTAATATGACTTTACAAGGAAATCATATGCCTGGTCTATCACTTGGTAAAGGAAACCTAACTCTAACTGGTGCTGGTGTTACTGATAATCGTGCTATCACTTCAACATTCACTCCAGATGCTGTTGGTGGGTCTGTTGGTTTTACTGCTGGTACTATAGACTTGGCTGTACAGTATGTTGATGTTATAATATGCACTAGGACATAACTTAATATGAAATTAGAATCTGGCGATTACTGCCCACTTGTGGGTGGTCCTTGTAAAAAATGGGATTGTAAGTGGTGGATACAATTAAGAGGTACTCATCCACAGACAGGTGAAGAACTTGATGAGTGGGATTGTTCTATTAGTATGTTACCTATGCTTATCATTGAAGCATCTAGTCAAGCAAGACAGGCTGGTGCTGCTGTAGAGAGCTTTAGGAATGTTAGTGTTGAACAGACACAGGAACTGACTAAGGTTATGATACAAGCACAAGAAATTGTACCTGCTATCTTAGCAGAAACTCTAAATAATAAAGGTATCATTAAAGGCGGTAAATGAAATTCTTTATTTTAGTTGGTGAATCTTCCACTGATGGAACAGTCATGTATGGCGACAGGATATATGGTGACAGAGATTTTACCAGTAATGCACCAACAGATAAGTGGGAGCATATATGGGCTGTACGTTACGATTCTGTTAATAATGTTAATTGTATTGAGTGGAAGACAACTAAACCTGAAGGTCGTGAAGCATCTACTGAGATGTCCAATGAACTGAGAGATTATTATAATGTATGGGCTCGTACTGAGTGTGATAAGATCGAAGCAGAAATAGCAGCAGCAACACAAGCACAGCAAGATAAAGAAGATACCGAATACTTATCTGAATGGGATAACTGGGGAACTATTGCTGAAAGGAAACAAGCTAGAAGTATGAGAGATGATTTGTTGGAAGTAACAGATCATCATGAATATATTACAAGTCTTAAGAATAATGAGTGGGATACTTTTAGACAATGGGTTAGAGATTTACCAGCAACATTTGCTTCACCATTAGATATTACATTTGAAAGCTTACCGTCAGGATACAATACAAATGTGTTTGGATCATATGAATCATTCAAATCTGCTGTTCAAAAGGGAAAAGATATAAAGGCACGATTGTCTGGTTGATAAATACCTTTGATGCTGTGATAAGGCGGTGAAGAATGTCCAGAATTAGAGTAAACGAACTCATCAATCAAGGCGGTAGTGGTCCTACCCTTGCAGTCGAAGGTCTTAAGATACCTAGTACTAAAAATTTAGAAATTGATGGTTCTATTATTCTTAATAGTAACCCAGGATTATCAGGCCAAGTTTTAGGAAGGGGAGCTACAGGACTAGATTGGTTTAGTATTTCCACAACAGATAGCAACACAACTTACGTAGTGTCTGCTGTTGATGGAGCTAATCCAGTAACAGATAAGGCAATCAAGTTAACTGCAGGTGGATCAGGAGGATCAAACTCTGAAGTAGTCCTCGTTGCAGGTTCAAACATATCTTTAACTAGAGATGGATCTAGGATTACTATTGATGGTAACTTCACAGACACTGATACAGTAACGAAGATAGGTGCTAATGGTACAGGCTATACTGATGGAGATGTATCTATTGTTGGTAGCGGTGCTGCTAATATTACTCAAAGCGGTAGAACGATCACCGTAAATGCAACTGATACAAATACAACATATACAGGAACGAATGGTGTAACCATTAATTCTGAGAATCAGATTCAGATTGGACAACCCGTAGGAACAACTGACTCTGTAACATTTAACTCTCTTGTAATATCAGGTAATCTTACAGTACAGGGAACGACAACGTACTCTAATGTTACCACTGTTACTACAACAGATAAGTTCATATTTTTAAATGATGTCCTCGCCCCTTCAGATAGTATAGCTGATGGTGGGGGTATAAAATTAAAAGGAACTACCGAGCACACTATTCTCTGGGATAATAGTGAGGATGCTTGGAAGTCCTCAGAGAATTGGGATCTATCTATAGGTAAAGAATATAAGATCAATGGAATAAGTGTAATAGATTCTACTGGTCTTGGTAATACTATAGTAAGTTCTAGTCTTACTGGTGTTGGTGCACTAACATCTGGTATTTGGAATGCTAATACCATAGGTATAGCATATGGTGGTACTGGTGCTACCACAGCGTCAGGAGCAATCACTGCGTTGCTACCTACTCAAGCAGGTAATTCTGGTAAATACCTCACATCAGATGGTAACACAGCTACTTGGGGTCAGATACCTTCACTGTATGCAGGATGGGCAATAGCAGATGCTACTGTAAATGTTACTATTGCTAGTAATGATATTCTACAAGTAGTAGGTACTGGTGCTACCACAGTTAACCTTGATAATACCAATAAGAAATTAACTGTTGACTCTGCAGATACTTTATACTATCTGACTGTAGAGAATGATACACAAGCTAGCACAAAGATTGTTCGTTTAACTGATAGTAATTCTAATGCAGATGAGTTTAAATTAACTGCTGGTACTGGTGTTACTCTTACTAGAGGTGGTGCAAATAATAATGAGTTAACCTTCTCTGTTGCACAGGACTTAAGTGCTGGTGCTACTCCTACATTTGCTGGACTTACTGTAACTGGTACATTAGATGCTAATGCATACACTGGTAATGCAGATCAGTTATCGGGATTAACAGGAGCAACTTCAGGAACCTATGGTAGTGCTAATAGTATACCTATCATTACTGTAAGTCCAACAGGAAGGATAACAAGTATTGCTACTACTTCTGTCTCTGGAGGAGGTGGAGGTGGAGCAGCAAATGCTGGTGGTGTAACAGGATCGATACAGTATAATTCTGGTGGTGGTTTCGCTGGAACTAGCAAATTAACATGGGAACCTGGTGGTGGTGAGTTTAAAGTAGATGGTTATATCAATACCGATAACATTGTATCTGCTGCTGGTACTATAACTTCTCTTAGTATATTAAATTCACTTAAGTTACCTAGTAAGACAACAAGTGAAAGAGATGCATTAAATGTACTCAATGGTACTCTGGTCTATAATAATAGTTCAGACCAAGTTGAGATGTATCAGGATGGAACTTGGATTCAACTAGGACAGCAAGTAAGTCAAGCAAGTATAGGTGATCTTAGTGATGTAGATACTGAAACACTTGCAGTAGGACATATAATTAAATGGGATGGTAGTAAATGGAAAGCCCAAGCTGATCATGGTGGTGAAGGTAGTGGTGGAAGTGGTGGTAATGCAGACTTCTCTCAACTTTCTGTATACCAATTAAATCCTAGTGGACCAGGTGGATTAACATACAGTCCTTCTAATGGTATATTCACCTATGCACCACCAGATCTTAGTCCTTATCTAACTTCATATACTGAGACTGATCCTGTCTTTGTTGCTTCTGCTGCATATAATATAACTAATGTTCAAACTGCTAACTGGAATGCTGCATATCAATGGGGTAATCATTCTAATCAAGGTTATCTAACAAATATTTTAACTGAGAATCTTTCTGATCTGTTTGATGTATCTACTGCTTCTCCTTCAGATGGACAGGTTCTTAAGTGGAGTTCTGCACAGAACAAATGGGCTCCTGGATCTGATCTATCAGGTGGTGGTGGAATCACTGGTGGACTGACCGCCTTCTCTGTATCTACAGGATCACCTGCTTCAGGTGGTGGTAGTTTATCTTATGATAATAATGGTACGTTTACCTTTACACCTGCTGATGTATTTGATGGTTCTTATACCAGTCTAACTAATACACCATCATTGTTTGATGGTACATGGAACTCCTTAACTGGTAAGCCTGCTGTACCATCTTCATTAGGTACTATAACAAATGTATCTACTTCAGCTGATAGTGCTGCTAATGGTAAGGTATTAGCATGGAGTGATAATGATGGACTATGGGTTCCAACCACTATGTCTGCTGCAGGAGGTAGTGATGACTTAGATGATGTAACAGATAGAGGTAATCAGACTACCAATACTCTTGTTGTTGGTGGTGTTGATGTATCTAATGATGGTACATTGAATGGTGCTCTATCACTTATTGATACTGGATCTCACTCAGAAATTAGATTCAGAGCAAACAGTGATACTAGTGTACAAGGAACTATCAAGGGTGAAGAAGGTGATATGTTCATCACCACTGCTAATGGATACGTTAGCATCAATACTTATTCTAGGATATATTCTAATGGTAATGTAGAATTTAATAATGGTAATAATGGTACGTTCAAGGTTAGTGGTTTAACCTACCCTTCGGCTGACGGGAATCCAGGACAGGTCATGACCACAAACGGGTCGGGTGTCGTTAGCTTCACCAATCTTGCTTCAGCTCCAACATCATCAGACATACATGATGTTACTACCAATGGTTCTACTACCAGTAATGTTGTTACTCTTGGTGGATTAGATCTTTCAGGTGTAAATCATAAGTTAAGGTTCGGTCCTTCTCAGACCTTACAGATCTATCATGATACTACAGTAGATGAGATAGTAGGTAACACAGTTGATCTATCATTAAGGACTGTTAACTCTGATCTATTGATGGGTTCTACTGGTGGTATAACAAAGATTACTAATGGTGGTGGTGCTAGTGGAGATCTATTAGCACAGTTTATTAATGGTGGTACAGTTGAGCTCTATCATAATGGAACTAAGCGTCTAGAAACTACTTCAACTGGAGTGACAATTTCAAGTGCTTTAGATGTTGGTTCTTTAACTATTGGTGGACAAGGATTTAAAACAAAAGATCTTGTTGATGTATCTTCTGCTGCTCCTTCACAGGGTCAGATACTGAAGTGGAATGCAAATACAAATCTATATGAACCAGCGTCTGACCTTACTGCTAGTGGTGGAGGTGGTATAAATCTAACAGATCTATCTGTTAGTACCGTAACAGCAAATGCTGGTGGTGGATTATCATTTAATTCTAACACTGGTGTATTTGAATTTACTCCTGCTGTTGTTTCTGCTGCAGACACTCTTGATAATGTTGCTCAAAGAGGTAACACTACTACAACTTCTATCACTGTTGCAGGTCTTTCTAGTACCAATGATATCACTGTAGATGATAGTATCTACCTTAAGATGGGTGCTTCACAGGATCTACAGATTGGTCATAGTGGATCTGCTAATATTATTAGTAGTCCAGGTGCACATCCATTAAGAATTACTGAGAGTGGTGGTAACAGAGCAATCTTTAATGACTCAGGTTCAGTTGAGTTGTTCTGGAATAAAGTAAAGAAATTTGAGACTACTACATCTGGAATCACAGTTGGTGGTGAGATAACTACAACTGCTGGTAGTTCAACTAATTGGAACACAGCTTATGGGTGGGGTAACCATGCTAATGCTGGATATTTAAGTGGTTTAGGTAGTAGTTCTCTTAATGATCTATCAGATGTTTCAACAGCATCACCTGGTGCTGGTCAGATATTACAGTACAATAGTTCTACATCGAAGTGGGAAGCAGCAGATCAGGTGATACCACCTAGCGGTGTTGAGCAAGGTATGATTATAATTTGGTCTGGATCGATCAGTAACATACCAACTGGTTGGTCATTGTGTGATGGTTCTGTACAGAATGGACAGCAGACACCTGATCTAAGAGATAGGTTTGTTGTTGGTGCTTCCATAGGAACTGGTAACGTAGGTGAAACATATTCTGTTGATGATACTGGTGGTAATGATTTAATAACTTTGACCACTGCTCAGATGCCTTCTCATGCTCATGGTTTGAATGATTCTGGGCACTCACATACTGCGACTGGATCTCATACTCATGGTGTTACTGATAGTGGTCACGCTCATGACGTGAGTGATAGTGGACACTCTCATAGTTGGAGTGGTAGTGGATCATCTAGTTCACATAGTCACACCTTCAGTACTGGATCTAGTCAGGGTTCTCACTCTCATTCTATGAGTGGTAGTGTTAGTGGAAACACAGGTAGTGGTGGAAATCATGGTCACAGTGTGAGTGATCCTGGTCACCAACATACAGCTGCTATACCTTCTGGAGGTACAGGTGTTGATACTGATAGTCACGGAGCTGATACTACTGTTGTTTCTGGAGCTTCTACTAGTTCAACATGGAGTTCTGGTACTGGTATAAGTATCGGTAGTGGTGGTGGCCACAGTCACAGTTTCTATGGAAATGTTGGTGGTAGTACAGGTAATGCTGGTGGCCACACTCATAGTGGTGGTACAGGTAGTGCTAGTCCATCTGTTTCTGTATCAGGATCTGTTGGTAGTGCTAACTCTAGTGTAACTGTAGACAGCAATCCAACTAGTATCTCGATTGCTAATGCAAGTTTAAGTCTTGGGTGTGATACTCAGAGTACTGGTGCTACTGTTTTAACTACTGGTGGTGGTAACAATGTAGACATCAGACCAAAATACTATGCCCTCTGCTATATCATGAAGGTCTCCAGTGGTTCTGGTGGCGGCGGTGGCGGCGGCGGTGCTAATGTATCTACTGATGATACTGCTCCATCAACTGCAGTCGATGGTGATCTATGGTGGGATTCAACTGATGGTACACTTAAGATCTACTATCAAGATCCTGATTCATCACAGTGGGTTTCTGCAACACCACCATTATCCCAGACAGATTATATTAAACTGAGTGATTTGAAGACTGTCGTTGCAGCATCTACTGACTTCGCTGATTTCCAAACAAGAATAGCAGCTCTATAGGATAAATAAACTGGAAGGAGTAATCTAAGCATGGCCATAAATTTTCCCTCAACCGCAGGGCAACTAACTGATGGTAGTTTCACCTATTCTACAGGTGGGAGGACTTGGGCGTGGGATGGTGTTGCTTGGGAATCTGTTGGAGTATCAAGTACAGGTACAGATGACTTAGCAACAGTTACAAACAGAGGTGCTACTACTAACGTACAACTTACTCTTGATGCTGGATTTGTAAGTGGTGGTACATCAACATTCACTGGTGGAACAAGTAATTTACAGTGGAGTGCAGCTGGTGATTCACTGAAATGGGGTGATGGTGCAGCTGCATTGTTTGGTGCTAGTGATGACCTAGCAATATCTCACACCACTGCTGATGGTAATAGGATAGTTGCTTTAACTGGTTTAGAAATTTGTAGTGATGCTATTGCTTTAAAGAATCAAGCAAGTAGTTCTACACTGATTGAAGCATCTGAGGGTGTGGGTGGTACTGTAAAACTATATCAGAATAATGTAGCCAAGGTTACTGTAACAAATTTAAAAACCACTATAGAAAATACTTTAGAAGCTTCTGGTTTAACCTACCCTTCAAGTGATGGTCTGTCTGGGCAAGCTATAGTTACTGATGGATCGGGTGGTCTTAGTTTTGGATCCTTTGCTGTTAATGAGACACTTGATAGTGTATCTGATAGAGGAAATAGTACCGATCAAACACTATCAATTGGTGGTCTTATATTAAATGATACAGATTCAATAACTTTTGGTACAGGATCTGATTTCACTATTGTTCATACAGGTAGTAAGAGTCAGATAAGACATTCTAATGCTGGTAACCCACTATCAATTGAGAGTGCACATGATGTTGACATATTAAAGAATGGAACCAGTGACCTTCTTGCTAAGTTTGTTCCTGATGGAGAGGTTAAGTTATATCATTCTGCAGTAGAGAAATTAGCTACTACAGCGACAGGAATTACAGTCAGTGGTGTTGTTACTGCTACTGGTGGTACTTCAACTGATTGGAACACAGCACATGGATGGGGTGATCATGGTGCTGCTGGATACTTAACTTCAATGGGTAATGAGACTGATCCAGTTTTTGTTGCTCATGCTGCATATAATATTACTGGTACTAAGATAACTAACTGGGATGCAGCATATGCATGGGGTGATCATGCTTCAGGTGGGTATGTAGCACTAACTGCTCTGTCTATTGGTGCACCAAATGCTGCTAGTGGTAACGGAAACATAACATATAACAGTGCAAATGGAGTCTTTTCATTCACCCCACCAGATCTTAGTAATTATTTAACATCCTATACCGAGACCAGTACTCTTGCTAATGTTATTGCTAGAGGATCAACTTCAAATAACTCTGCTACCATTGGTGGTAATGGTAGCACAGGTGGTATCACTATTGCTGATGGTCTTCTATCAGTAAGAACAGGTACTGGAAACGTGGCATCTATTGATCTCTATTGTGAGGTTAGTAATGCACATAAGGTAAGTGTAAAAGCACCATCACATGCTAGCTTCAGTGGTAACATTAACTTCACGTTACCTGCAAGTCACGGTAGTGTAGATCAAGTTTTACGTACAGATGGATCAGGAAATACAAGTTGGGTCAATCAGGCTGGATCTTATACTGAGACTGATACACTTGCTTCAGTAACTGGTCGTGGTAATACAACTACAACTGCTATAACTGTTGGTGGACTGACTGTTTCTGCTGGTAATTCTGTTGCAGAATTAAACTTATCTACTGATAATAATAATCAATATAATGTAACATTAAAAGCTCCAGCAGCATCCTTATTATCTGGTAACACAACCTTTGTATTCCCACCAAATAACGGTACTGCTAACCAAGTTCTTATCAGTGATGGATCTGGTAATACATCTTGGTCAACTGTATCAGGTGGTGGAGGAGGATCTAGTGTTACTATTAATGATGCAGCACCTGGTTCACCTGGCAGTGGTGATCTATGGTGGAACTCTAACGCTGGTCAGTTAAAGATATACTATAACGATGGTAGTAGTTCACAGTGGGTTGATGCTGCTGGAGGTGGAGGCGGTGGTGGTGCTGGAGGTATAACAGTATATTCTGGTGTAGCAAACTATCCACTTGCTTCAACTCATGAAGGACAGATAGCATATGCTACTGATATTAATGCAATGCACTACTCTGATGGTAGTACTTGGACAGGTCAGAGAATAGTTACTACATCAGAAAGTGATTCTGATTTTGATACCTTGTTGGGTAACTATGAGAAGACATATACTCTTTCTGCAAATGAACATACTGGTGGTACTACATCAGAGAATTCTGCTAGAAAGATTATTAAGTTAGTAGATAATAGTGGTACAGATGGAGGAAAGTTTACTCTTAATGTTGGTAGTGGTTTAACATCAACACTTACCACTGATGCATGGAGTAACCAATCTATAAATCTAGGTCTATCACTTGGAAGTATTCACAATTATACTTTGAGTGCAGATATTAATGCTGGAGCTTATGCTACTGATTTAACGATACAAGATTCTGTTAGGTCTATTAGCAATACAATCAAGTTTGCTGGTGCTGATGGTCTTAGTGTTGAGAGAACAGATGTTAACACAATAACCTTTAGGCAAGGTGGTACTTCGGTTACTCAGTACACCGATGATATGGCGAAGGATGCTACATGGTCTTCCATAAGCAACGGTACTCATACTGGTATTACTTTTGCCTATGATAGTGGTACAAAATTCCTCAGTGCTACCGTTACTGGTAGTGGTGGAGGAGGAGGTGGATTAAATTACACATTAACTGGTAGAAATACAAGTTCTACTAATGCATTTATTGATCTAACAGATGATGATACACCAACTCCAACTGTTAACAGTATAGAATTCATTGGTAGTAATGGAACCGATGTTGCTTGGGATAGTGCTAACAAAAGAATTACTATCAACAGTGAAGACTATGCAATAGGAGCTAATGCTGCTGCTAGTGGTAGTGGAGGGTTATCATTAACTGGTAGCACCTTTACATACACACCACCTGACCTAGCAAGTTACTTAACATCTGTACCTCAAGCATCAGCATCAGTTCTTGGTGGTATTAAAGTAGGTGCTAACCTTACTATGGATGCTGCTACTGGTGAGCTTAGTGCTAACGCTGGAGCATATACATTACCTACTGCTGGTACTACTGCTAGTGGAACTCTTGGTGGTGTTAAGGTTGATGGTTCTAC